AATTGTTCAAATTAATATTGAAAAAAGCGGTAATACGACGACCACTTCAGATACGCCAGCGTTAAATCAGTTTGGCTCAGAAATCGGTAAATTTGTTGAGCAAAAATATCGAGAGTTGCTAGCAAAAGACTTACGCCCCAACGGACAAATTGGTCGAAGTATGGCTGGAGGATACCGCTAATGGCAGCACAAGTGTTTACATGGACACCAGACAACGGTGCCACTGGCGAAGTCCAATATCGAACCAGAATGGTGCAGTTTGGTGATGGTTATACTCAGACTGTAGGGGATGGTATTAATAATAAAACTCAAAGTTGGCCATTGTCATTTACAAAAAACAAATCTGAATCTGAGGCCATAGTGGAATTTTTAGATAATCATCACGGTTCAAAATCATTTCAATGGCTACCACCTTTAGGTACAGCATCTTTATTCAAAGCAATACAGATAACCAATACACCTCTTGGTGGCGGTATGTACCGTATTACCGCCACCTTTGAACAAGCATTTCATCCTTAATCATTCTGCTACTGGAATTAATCATGGCATTCGAAACAATTAATCTTGGCACTCAACCAACAGGTACCGGTGGTGACACTGCACGTTCAGCATTTGAAAAGGTAAATAAAAACTTCATTACTGCAGAGGTGTTAGCTTCATCTATGTCGCAAGCTCAGTTTGAAGCTATTCGAGCGCAGAACAATGAAGAGTATGCGGCTAGTGGTTTTGTTCATTTTGGTAAGCATTACAATCTTAGCGCAGGTTTTATTGCTATTAATGAAGGGCTATGGACGGCAACGTCTGAAGCTAACATATTACGTATTGGCAGGTATTCTACTGACGGAGTTGGAGAATCTAAAGCGCAAAACCCGCACGTTAATATTGCAGGGGTTTTAACTGAATTATCCCATTTATCATATCCCGATAGTGTTACTAACAGAATAAAACTCCCTCAAGCCCCTGACGGTAAGACCACTTATAACAAGTCTACTGGTGCTAACACTGTCCACTCAACAACCACTGCAGCATTTAACGCAGCGGGAGCAGACCCTACTAACGTTGAGGTAGTTACAGACCGTGTTGATATGTGGGGCTTTGAATCATGGCTTGAAGAGGTTAGTTCAACTAATCCTTATATCTATCCTAATGGATTAATTCAATCACTAGCAACAACAATGGACGGCATAGCCACGAGCGCAAGTAATCGCCCTGATACTTACTACGCTTGGTTTGATGGTGACACAAGCAGCAAGGGTAAAGGCGTTAATTACTTCACACTTACTGATGCGCAAAAAAGAAAGATGTTAGCTAATCATAAGAACAAGCTTTATTTCTTAGATGATGGCCGCTTAGTTCAATGGCGTGTTCGTGGTCGTTCGTTTGCTGGTGCTGGTAATGGTGACTGGGGAAGGATTAACTCTGTAGGTGGAGGCCTGTCGTACTCTAAGATAATGGGGTTCACTTATGGTAATAGTACTTCAACACTTGTATCAGCTCAAGGCGCTAAGAATTCAGTGGTTTCTGTTGGGGGTTATGTAGGTAATGAGATGTACACAACCTCCAACGCAACGGATAACCCTTTTAATAAGAAGCTTGGTGTTTTTGGTTTGGAAGGCCTAAGCGCTTCCGTTGCAATTAATGGTGAGTGCTATTTCCTAGTATGTGGAACAGTTAACCGGCTTAATCAAGGGGCTTATCATCCTAGCTTTAATCCTAGTGGGTCTAAATTTTGGATAAATACTGTAAGTGGTGGTGGCGCTTACTGGTATCTAGCTAATGCCGGAAATAATAACGTATCAACGGCATTGTGCTTTAATCAAGTTGAGGCTGGCACAACTAGCATTGTAGGCGCAAGAAAACAAAGTGGGTATATTGGTGATTCTTCAGCAAGGCCAGATGGTCGTTTATACGATGCTATATACGCGAGTGGACAAGGTGGTGTTTGTCGTGATCTGCGCTATTCAGCTAATCACACAACACTAGAAAAGTTTGCTGAAGCTGACTTGAAAGTTAAAAATGGTGCTTATCGCGGCTTTGAAAAAGGATTATTTACATTTGTTGATACAGGAGCGAATAGATTAGTTAGCTGGTACAACACAACTTATTATCGTTGCGCTCTTTCTGCTGAAGAAGCAAGCATGATAGTTGGCAATGTTTTTTCTGTAGTTGGTGGTACGACGGTATTGTCATACTTAGTTGCATCTGTAAGTAGCAGGGGTGATGGTACTTACAACATAAATACTAATGGTACAATCATAACGAATTTTGGAGTTGTAGATTACGTTATTATATCTCTAAGTAAGTATTCTTCAGTAGGTGACTTATTCATCCAGACTGATGTTATTGGTAACCCTGCAAATATACTTGCAACACCTGCTTTAGCTAATGGATGGGAAGGTCTCTGGATTCCAGATCTTCCAGCGGGAGGTGGTAAGACGCATTATGGTACCCGAAAAAACATTAACTTGGGGGGGTCACCATTACTTACATCTAATAACAATGGGGCAACTTGGGATTCATTCCTTGCGGGAACGCAAGCAGCAAGTATTGCTAATGCATTAACTGGCAGCTATGCCACGACTGAGATACGAGTCTGCCAGTACCAAGCATTTGCTAAACAAACTGAAGCCACTACAAATGATAGTATTTATGGGTATTTAAATGGAATGCTGGGGGTTTTCGCATCAAATTATTACACCACTGATACTGGGTGCCTTCTTTCTGAAAGCTTGATATCAAAGGTTCTTATATCAGGAAATATCAAGCCAAACGTTGACTACTGCACATTGTTAAAACCAAATATACAAGCTAATAATAAGCTTTCTACTAGTGCAAGTTGGGGGGTTATCGGTCACTCACCGATAACGATAGCATCAGCTGCCACAGACGCGCCAGCATTTAAGGCTCTAGGTTACTGCGTAAAATCAAACCAGCAAGCTTATGTTAACTATGCTGCCACTGAGTTGAAGTATAATGGTACAAATTGGGGCGATGATTCTCAAATACACATTGTAGATGGTGAGAATACGTTAACCGACTTAAACGGTAAGACTGTCAAAGTTGTTACTCACAAACTAAAAGAGCCAATCGGCTGGATTAAAAACACTATCTAATGGAGATTTGGAGAGTAATCTCCTTTTTAATTTTATGTATGAATCACTAGAAGATATACCCGTTGAAATCCGTGAATTTTATGAAGTTGTAGAAAATACGGTTTGTTTAATCGAGCGTGACAAGGTTTTGTTTACTGATGTAGCACAGTCGGTAGGCTTACGTCATTCGCGCGCTGTAATCGATGCTACTTTACGTAAGGCTATCGAGTGGGACTATTTTGTGGTTAACCATGATGGCTATTTATCTTGGGTCGAGGACCTTACTGCATGGGAGCAAGAACAGCTTGAAAATAAAGACAACGAAGAATTCCAGCCAACAACTGCACCAGTTAGGCCCGTTATCGACATTGAAAGATATCGAGAGTTTTATCAGGTGATCATTACCTCTATTAGCAACTTAGAAAACCAGTTAACCACTTATGTTGATGCTATTGATGATGATCTTTTTATCATTAACAGAGTACATGATACTGAGCCAAAGCCTAAAGATGAGATTGATAAAATCAAAAAGCTAGAGGGCATTGAGTTTAATGGTGTGAAGTGTTCAGCAACGAAAGAGGATATGTGGGGTCTATCCAGTGTAGAGTCATTAGTTCGAAGTGGAACACCGATTAACTTTAACTTTGACAGCGGAGAAACATTATTACTTACTCCTGAAAACATCGATGGTTTTCAAGCTGTCTGGGTTCCATTTAGAATGAGTTTTTTTTACTGGAACCAACCAAACTTAACCAATAAACAACGATTAAATAACGGCTAGAGCCAAAAGCTCTAGCCGTTATTGTTTTAGTTATCCAGATAAAATTTAGGGGCAGTTAATGCTTAGCGCTGATATTCAAACGTTAGAACCAGGTAACGAAGTTATTCTCTACGAAATAGACGGTACCGCTTTTGGTGCTGATATTTTGCGCTTTCACTCCCACAATATCCCGTACTCAGAAGCCGAACTTAATCAACCAGACTTATCCGCACGGATAATTTGGTGGCAAGGTGAAGAATATAGTGCCTGGCCTACCCAGCTAGAAGGGCTAGAAGTTAATTCAGATGGATCACCAAGTACTCCAGTGCTGACGGTCGCTAACCTAGACGGGAGTATTAGTGCGATGTGCTTGTATTTTCAAAACATGGAGCAAGCCAAGGTAACTATTCACAGAACTCTGTCAAAGTATCTTGATGAGGCCAATTTTCAAATTGGTAATGTGGATGCGGATCCAACTCAAGAAGCAATAGAAATTTGGTACATTGATAAAAAAGTAAACGAAGATAACGAAACCATATCTTTTGAATTATCAAACCCAGCAGATCTTTCAGGATACAAAATTGGGCGGCAAATGACTGCTTATTGTTTCTGGTGCCAAAGAGGTGAATACCGTGGGGCTGATTGCAGTTATACCGGTGCAGCTATGTTCACCGATGAAGATTTACCCACTGACAATCCAGCTCTAGATCAGTGTTCTGGCACCATAGCAGGTTGCACTAAACGCTTTGGCGAAAACGAAGAACTACCCCACGGCGGTTTCCCCAGCGTTCGCCTAATACGTTAAGTCTATGCGTTAACAAGCGCTAGCAGTCAAGCATCCACCAAACATTGATGAACCATTTTCCCGCCATCGGTAAAATGGTCTAACACAACATAAGTAGGTCCCCATGCATCCAACGCCCTTGCATGCTTTTAGTCTGCATGCAGCCAACTGCTATCCAAATGAATGCTGTGGACTAATCATTCAGCAAGCAAATAAAGCTCACTACATGCCATGCAATAATGTGGCAGTAAACAAAGTCGATGAGTTTGAGATATCCGCCCAAGAATATGCAGCAGCTGAAGACCAAGGCGATATCATCGGTATTTGTCACAGCCATCCAGATACAACGAGTAAACCTAGTCAGCGTGATATCGCTATGTGTGAGGCAAGTTTGCTACCTTGGCATATTATAAGTTGGCCGGAAGGTGACTTGCGCTCAATAGTGCCAACAGGTGAAGCCCCTCCATTAGTCGGCAGGCCTTTTGTGCATGGGGCATGGGATTGCTACAGCTGCGTTCGAGACTGGTATAAAGAAACCAAACATATCATATTGCCAAACTTTGAACGTAAAGATGGCTGGTGGGAGGGTGAGGAAGAACTTTATTTAGATAATTTTGCCAACGCTGGATTTGCTGAGGTTAATGACCCATTGCAAATCGGGGATGTATTTTTAATGCAAATACAAAGTAAGCGTGTGAATCATGCCGCTGTGTATGTTGGTGGTGGAAAGGTTTTACACCATCTATATGGCCGTTTAAGTCGCCACGATGTTTACGGTGGTTACTGGCAGCGTAATACCCGAATGATTGTGAGGCATGCTGGTGATAAAGATTAAAAATCTTTACAGCCTGTTAGGTCGTTGTCATAGTTGTAATGCACGGTACTTTATTAATTAAATTAATGGATTAAACAATGAAAACTTTAAAGTTTATTGTGATTTTAATAGTAGTTTTAGGTGGCTCTTTATTTGCTGGAATATTTTTATACAACAAATCAATTGGGCCTGAAGGATGGGCTAAAAATAATACCGAAAAAATGCTGTCAGCTGCGATGAAAAATCCAGAATCAATGGTGATTAGATCATATTTCTTTGTAAAAAAGCCTACAAGTGCATCAGCATATAACCTCTACATGTGTGGGGTTGTTGATGGTTCAAATAGCTTTGGCGCTTACTCTGGCGGTACTAGATTTGCGTCTAGCAGTTACTATATGGATTCAAGCTCTGGTTCAGCTTTTGATACGACTAACCTGCAAATTGCTGACAAAATGGAAATTGATGATGCTAGATCGGTAGGAATGCTATCTTCATTTGAGTCTATATATTGGAATGAATGGTGCGTTGATGGTCAGCATCTTCCAATATCTATTGATGAAAATAGTCAAAAATAGAAAGGTTAATTCAGGCAATTCATCTAATAAAGTTATAGCTGTTTAATAAGCCACCGAAAGGTGGCTTTTTTTATGTGAAATTCGAGAGTAATTATGAGCACTAAATTCACCACGATTAAATTATCAGGTTCATTAGCCAAGAGGTTTGGCCGCGAACACAAGCGGTTGCTCGAAACGGGCACTACATCAGAAGCTTTTAGTGCCATAAAAAATACCCTCCAAGGTTTTGACCGGTTTATTGTAGAACAAGCAAAACTGGGTTTACGTTATGCCATTTTTCGCAACGGTAAAAACACTGGCCAAGATGAATTCGATTTAGGCGGCTCGCGTGAAATTAGAATTGTGCCTGTTATTGGTGGCAGTAAGCGGGGAGGCATTCTACAGACAATATTAGGTGCAGTGCTGATTGTTGCCTCATTTATTCCTGGATTTCAGGCGCTAATGGCACCAGGTATTGCAATGGTTGCTGGTGGCGTGGTGCAAATGCTCAGCCCTCAAGCTAAAGGGTTAAAAGGCCGAGAGGCTAGTGACAATGCTCCTAGTTATGCCTTTGGTGGTGCCGTTAATACTACCGCAGCGGGTAACCCTGTTGGTATTGGTTATGGTAAGCGCCGGATTGGTGGCACGATTATTAGTGCGGGTATTTATGCTGAAGACATTGCTGTTTCCAAGCGCCCAGTGCAAAACGGTGGTGGCAGTGGCGGAAGTAACGGACAACAGGAGCCGTAAATAATATGGGCATAACAGCAATAACAGAACGTCCATTGACTATTCATGGCGCAAAAGGCGGCGATTCTCAAGCACAAACCCCTAACGAGTCACCTGACGATTTACGCTCAATAGCCAAAGCAAAGATACTATTAGCAATCGGTGAAGGTGAGTTTGACGGACAGTTATCGGGTCAAAATGTGTTTCTTGATGGCACCCCATTACTTGATTCCAATGGTGCAGAAAACTTCCCGGGTGTTATTTGGGACTTCCGCCCAGGCTCGGTCTATCAAACTTATATCCCTGGGCTTCCATCCATTGAAAATGAAGTTTCCCTAGGTATTGAGTTAAAATCGGATCAGCCTTATACCCGCGCCATTACTAACTCATTACTTTCTGCTGTGCGAGTGCGCTTTCGTTGGCCAGCATTACAAAAGCAACTTGATAATGGTGATGTGACTGGGTATCGCATTACTTATGCAATTGATATTTCAACTGATGGCGGCAGTTATCAAACAGTGCTAAATACTGCTGTTGATGGAAAAACAACACAAGCATATGAACGTAGCCATCGTATTGACTTGCCTGCCGGAAATAGTTGGCAAATCCGTCTACGTCGGTTAACAGCTAATCAAAATAATAATCGTGTAGCCGATACTATGCAGATTTCTGCGATCACCGATGTTATTGATCGTAAGCTGAAGTACCCAAATACCGCTTTGCTTTATGTTGAGTTTGACGCCAGCCAATTCCAGAACATTCCAGTGGTGTCGTGCGAACCTAATATGCGTAAGGTAAAAGTACCGACAAATTATAATCCATTGACTAGAACTTACTCAGGAGTGTGGGATGGGTCATTTAAAATTGAGTGGACTGATAACCCTGCATGGGTGAGTTACGACATCATACTGGATGATCGTTTTGGTACAGGCCGAAGAATTAGTGCTGCGCTGGTAGACAAGTGGGAATTATACAATATAGCTCAATATTGTGATCAACTTGTACCCGATGGTAAAGGCGGCACAGAGCCTCGTTATATCTGTAATATCTATATTCAACAAGCGACTGAAGCATGGCAGGTATTACGTGATTTGGCATCGATTTACCGCGGGATGACCTATTGGTCTAATGGGCAAATGTATTCTGTTGCTGATATGCCACGTGATATGGATTTTACCTACAATAATGCCAATGTTATTGATGGTAAGTTTAGTTATTCATCAAGCAGTGAAAAAGTAAAATATACCCGTGCACTAATCAGCTGGGATAATCCTGATAATGCATTTGAATCGGATGTTACCTCAGTATCAGACCAAGCACTGCAACGCCGTTATGGTGATAACGTTGTTGAGTTGTCAGCATTAGGTTGCACCAGAGAATCTGAGGCGCAGCGTCGGGGTAAGTGGGCTATTTATACTAATAACAACGACCGTGCAGTAAACTTTAAAGTAGGAATGGATGGCAATATTCCATTGCCTGGCTTTGTGATTGGGGTTGCTGATCAGCTTATTGCTGGTAGTCGTATCGGTGGCCGAATTTCGTCTGTAAGTGGAAAAGTGATCACGTTAGACCGTGCTGCAAATATTGCTATTAACGATAGGCTTATTATTAACCTGCCAGCGGGTAAAGCTCAGTCAAGAACGATTGAATCGGTTAATGGTCGTGTTGTGACTGTAACGACTGAATACAATGAAACGCCATTACCTCAACTTCTATGGTCTGTAGAGTCTGACGATCTAAAGTTGCAACAATTTAGGGTGTTACGTGTAGGCAAGGCTAGCAGCGACAGTATTGAATATGAGATCACAGCTGTAGAACATAACCCCAGTAAATATCCTTATATAGACACAGGGGCAAGATTAGAAGAAAGGCCAATCAGCAAGCTACCCGTTGGAGCTCAAGCAGCGCCTGCAAGCGTGACCATTTCTCAGACAGTTTTTACTGAGCAAACGCTTGCTGTCACAACTATGACAATTCAATGGGAATCTGCAAATAATGCTGTGGCTTATGACGTTGAATGGCGAAAAGACAGTGGTGAATGGATAAAGTTACCAAAAACGAGCAGTACATCTGTTGATATTCGCGGAGTGTACACAGGCCAATATCTTGCCAGGGTACGTGCAATCAATTCAGTTGATGTTTCGTCGGTCCCAAAGTCGTCATTATTGACCAATATTACTGGAAAAACTGGGTTACCTCCTGCGGTATCTTCTTTTTCGGCAATCCCATTAGTATTTGGCATTAAACTAGATTGGTCATTCCCTCAAGGTGCAGAAGACACCTTTCGTACAGAGATAGAATATGGGCCAAATAACAGCGATAGCGGAATGATCAAACTTGGTGATTTTGCATACCCAATTGCGAATCATACAATGACAGGCTTAAGTGCTGGTTCTAGCTTTTGGTTTAGAGCGCGGCTAGTTGACCGAACTGGCAACATTGGTCCATGGTCTAATTTAGTTAATGGCCAATCATCTACTGATCAAGCTGCGTATGATGAATACTTTAGCGAACGCATTACTTCATCAGCACTGGGGCAAGAACTACTAAGTGAAATAGAGCTCATTCCCATCATAAAGATTGAATCTGACAAAATACCAGATATTGAAACGTCGCTAGTTCAAACACAGTCACAAATATCACAAATGCAGGCAGAGATAGCCGATATAAGTGGCGCGGGAGAATGGGATAATACAGCCTCATATTTATCTGGCCAGTTAGTTAAATATCAGGGGAAGTTATATTCTGCAAAACAAACGGTACCAGCAGGAACGCTGCCAACCAACACGACATACTGGACGAAAATTGGTGAGTATTCTTCGCTTGGTGAAGCTGTATCTGCTTTAACTGTGCGTCTTGATACTGTAGAAACGTCAATTGATATCATAGACGATCAACTCGTTTCACAAGCAACTAAAATGGATGGTATTTTTGCTCAAGTTAATCCGCCACTTTCTGGTGATATGAGTTGGAGCGCCGGAACCACTGAAGTATTTGCAGGAGTGTGGTCTGAGCAATATGCTCGCGCTTCTGCAGATGAAGCGTTAGCTACTAGTATTGATTTTGTTTCAGCGACGTTAGCTAATAATCAAGCGGCAATTACGATCGAAAAAAATGCACGAGTAACGGCTGATGAATCATTGGCAAGTCAAATATCGACAGTATTTACCATAACCGACCAAAACGCTGCGTTAATAAAAAATGAGCAAATAGCTAGAACTGATGCAGATAGCGCTTTAGCGCAAAACATCACAACAGTACAAGCCAGTGCCACAGCAGCCAATACTAAAGCGACTCAAAATGCTGCTGCAATTCAGACAGAGCAAACCGCTAGAGCGAATGCTGATAGTGCCTTAGCGCAAAACATCACAACAGTACAAGCCAGTGCCACAGCAGCCAATACTAAAGCGACTCAAAATGCTGCTGCAATTCAGACAGAGCAAACCGCTAGAGCGAATGCTGATAGTGCCTTAGGCCAAAGAGTTGATACAGTACAGGCTACTTCAGCAGGTAACACTGCAGCAGTACAACAAACTTCAACAGCGCTGGCTCAGTTAGATGGTAAATTGCAAGCAATGTACTCAGTTAAAGTTGGTGTTACAGCAGATGGTAAATACTATGGTGCAGGTATGGCAATCGGTGTAGAGAACTCACCAGCAGGTATGCAATCACAGGTTTTATTCACTGCAGATAGATTTGCCATTATTAATCAAATTGCAGGTGCATCGACTATTACAACCCCCTTTGTTGTAGAAAATGGTCAAGTATTTATGAACTCGGCTTTTATTGGGACATTACAAAATAAAACACTGATCCAACGTGAGGGAGGGTACTTATCAGTTTATGGACCAGGCTTTGGCGCCAATAATGAGTTTATCGATTGGTTTGGTCCAGATGTTGGCAATATAGCAAACTGCACTAAATCAAATGCTATAACTTATCGTACAAAATTTGGTGATGCATATTTTGGTGGTTCGCTTAGTGCTGGAGTGCTGAAAAATGGAGTATCTACCTCAGATAAAAATACTTATACCATTGGACTTTACCCCGTAGAAATAGGCCCATTTGGTACAAATAACAAAAGTAAGAACATTGTTATTTCGTATTCACTGGAAGCTACCAGCTCAAAATCATCGCTTGGAACAATGGTACAGCCTAGCGTTGGGTGGAGATTACAAAGAAAAGTAGGTTCTGGGTCTTGGGTAACCATCACTAATGGTACTTTTAATGGTACCACTACTAGTCGTATGAACTCAGAAACTGGCAGATACGATGTTACTGAGATCTGCTCAGGTTCATCAACGTTTACTGATGGGTACTCATCAAGCAGTGATTTTAGCTACCGAGTTGAAATTACTTCTGTTTCAAGGTATCACGTAGCTCAAAATGTTATCAGCCAAGTATTTTCAATTATATCCACAGAACAATAGATCAATCTTCATAAACACCAACAGGCCTGAATATTTCAGGCCTTTTTTATATCTAAGGAAAAATTATGCCTGCCACATTGCCTACAAAAATATTGAAAGGTTTTGGGTATGAAAGCAATAAATTGAAAAATAATAAATTCAGTTGTATCGCTATTTTGCTGTTGTTAAAGGTTCAGCGTATAATGTCGGCAAAATTATCATTTATAGCGCTTCTTTTAATCAAAACCAAAAAGAAGAAAACTAAGTCACTTTTATTATTGTGTACAAGTATGCGTACAAATAATCAGATTAAGAAGTAGTACCAAGTAAAATGTCTAATGAAATCAATAAAAGACGAACTTTTGCCATCATTTCGCACCCCGATGCGGGTAAAACCACCATCACCGAAAAAGTGCTTTTATTCGGAAATGCCTTACAAAAGGCTGGCACGGTAAAAGGCAAAAAGTC